GTTTAGGTATTGAGGCTATTCCAGCACTTAACCCTAAAAAAGCAGAACAAGAGGCGTTGTCTCAAAAAATTGAAGAAACCAAAACGACAAATGCAGTGTTTACTGTAAATGCTCCAAAAGGTTTAGTTGATATTAAAAAAGATGATGATTTTCCGTATCTTTCAGGAACTTATAATGGTGTTTCAAATTAACTAAAAAACATGCAAGATATTGTAATATATGAAACTGGTTCTGGAGGCGACTTGCAGTTGTTAGGAAATGACATTGCATCAACTTCAGGACTTTTTAATATGGTTTACATGGCATGGTTTGGAGGTAATCCAGAAGCGTCAACAACCGGGAACGAGATTGTAAGTGAATTGAGAGATGATTGGTTTGGGAATGCTTTATTCTTTAATAATGAGGATCAAATTCAATTTAATTCAAATTTAGAAAAAGCATTAAATGAAACCGCGTTGGATTCAGCAGGGAGGATTACAATTGAGGATGCTGCCAAAAAAGATTTAGAATTTTTAAAAGAAATTGCAGAGGTTTCTGTTTCGGTTTCTATTTTAAGTGATAATAAAGTATCAATAACAGCTCGATTGAAAGAGCCTGAAAATATTGAGGTTAAAGAATTTCAATTGATTTGGGATAATTTAAAAAATGAGGTAATAATTGAAAAAACTATATAGAAATGGCAGTAACAATACCAACTTTAAATCAGTTATACACTGACATATTAGGACAGTTGGAATCAGAATTGGGGATAACTATTCCCCTTTTTGGGCGTAATTTTCTAAGGGCATTAGCTGCGGTTCAAGCTGCTAAACTGAAACTGATTTATTTAATGATCGGGGATGTTCAGAAAAACATTTTTGTTGACACCGCAGATCCTGAAGCAATTGGGGGAACCCTTGAACGATTTGGAAGGGTTAAGCTTGGCAGAAGTCCATTCTCGGCACAAGCCGGAACCTATACTGTTGATGTTACTGGTGATATTGGGGCTATTATTAAAGCATCCACAACATTTAAATCAGATGACGATAGTTCTTCTCCATCAATGCTGTTTCAGCTTGACAATGAATATACATTGACAGGCTCAAGCGATACCATAGATTTAAGAGCGTTAGAGGGAGGGTTGGGCTCAAAGCTTAGTATCTTAGATACTTTGACTGCAACGGCTCCAATTGCAAACGTTGATTCATTAGTCACCGTTAGTGCAGAATTAATTGCTCCGTTATCCGCTGAAACTATTGAAGATTACAGAGCAAAAGCAATTGAAGCGTATCAATTAGAGCCTCAAGGTGGAGCCGCTACTGATTATAGGTTGTGGAGTGCAGATGCTCAGGGGGTTGCAAAAGTTTATCCATATGTAAAACAAGGTTTTGCAGGAGAGATTGAATTGTTTGTTGAAGCAACAGAAATTGATTCAACCGATGGGAAAGGAACTCCATCCGTAACTATTTTAAATGATGTTGAATCGGTTGTTGAATTTGATCCTGACACAACAAAACCTTTAAATGAAAGAGGGAGAAGGCCAGTTGGTGTTTTTAATATTGATTTTAATCCAATTACTGTAAAAGAAATAAGTATTGAAGTAACTGGGTATCAAAATTTAACTCCAGAAATTCAAACAAGCATTGATAATGCGGTTGAGGCGTTTGTAAAGACTGTAAGGCCATTTGTTGACGCTGCTGATGTTTTGGCAAACAAAAACGATATATTGAGTATTAATAATTTGACATTTATAATATTACAAGCGGAACCAACTTCAATTTTTACATCAATTGATTTAAAAGTTGACGCGGTGAGTGTTCCAACTTTTACTTTTGATAATGGGGACATTCCTCACTTTAACCCTGTAACATATGTTTAAGCAGTTATTGTTAAAACTTACAAGGAAACTATATCCAAAGGGTAGAGCGTTTACAATTGTATCAGGGAGTACAAAAGAGAAGTTACATTCTGCATTAGCTGAAAGTGAAAACCAAGTGTATGAAGATGGATTGGCGGTATTGGATTCAATATTGCCAGATAATCCAAATTTCACTGAAGAGGACGCAACTGATTGGGAGCGTAGATTGGGATTAATTACAAATACTTTTGTCCCTTTGTCTGATCGTATGTTGGCAATAAAAAGGAAGATGAATCATCCTGGAACAATACCAGCTAGACAACATTACAAATACATTGAAGGTCAGTTACAGGCAGCGGGGTTTAATGTTATTGTCACAGAGAATAGATTTCCATTATCCACAACCATACCAACACCAATGGGGATTGCTGAAATGGGAGTTGGTGAGATGGGAGGTGAGATTGCAAACCCTGATCCATATGGTGTTATTGATCCGTATAGTTTAACAAGTGATGTTGAACAAATGGGACTCACAGAGATGGGGGTTGGTGAAATGGGCGGGTTTTATACGATAAATCCATTTGAGATTTGTGCAAACAATATAGATCCTGAATTAGATGCTGATTTTTTCACTGATGATGTTATTTCCGAAATGGGAGAGGGTGAAATGGGAGAGATGGAAATGGCTGCATCAGTTGATTATTTGGACAAATTAAGATTTACCTTCTTTGTAAGTGGTTCGGCTTTCCCATCAGATGCTTTAATTTCTTTTGACAGAAAAAAAGAATTTAGGCAATTAATATTAAAATTAAAACCTGCAAATACTGTTGCGTTTATTTTCGCAGAGTATTCAATGGATGATTTTAATGATGATTTTAATAATGATTTTACTAATTTTGAGTAACTATGGCAATACAAAGTTTAACAGACCTTAGAATACAGGTCAATAACGATATAAAAACCAACGGAGTCAGAGCGATTACGGGGAATATTATGAATGTCAATCTGATTGATATGATTGATTCCCTTGAGGAGGATTACGATAATCTGACAACCTCTTTGGATGTTAGATTGACAGCGATTGAGAATCTTGCATTGAAGATATTACAAGACCCTTTAACGGGTTGGGATGCTAGTTCAGGAACTTTCCCAGGAGGAGGAGCAACGAAGGTAGGTTATTACTGGAATGTAAGTGTTGCGGGAACGGTTGACGGTGTGTTTTTCGATATGGGGGATTCAATAGTTTCCCTTGTTGATAATGCATCAACAACGGTTTATTCTGGGAATTGGTTTAAAGAAGATAATATTGATCAGGTTTTATCAGTTGCGGGGAAAACAGGAGAGGTTACATTGGTTGCAGCAGATATTACAGATTTTTCAACTGCTGTTGGTAGTAATGCTGCGGTTGCTGCAAACACTGCTAAAGTTTCAAATGTTGACACTAATTTAAGTGAAGGATCTTCAACGACAACAACAGTTAATGTAAATTCTAGTGATGGATTAAACGCAACTTTAACTTCTGCAACCACTGTAAGAGCTGGGTTAATGAGTAAAGCTAAATTTGATGAAGTCACAGTAAACACTTTGAAAACATCAAACGTAACTCATACAGGAGAGGTTACAGGAGCAACCGCGTTAACGGTTAGCAGTACAGCGATTAGTAATAAATCAGCTTTGGGCGCTTTGGTTGGAACTGAAGAATTTTTAATAAATGATGCTGGAACTTTAAAAAAGGTCTTAGCGGCAAATGTTGGAGGTAACTTAGGTAATCAGGATTTAACGTTAACAGCTAACAGGACTGTTACAATGGGAACTTTTGGATTAGCTTTTCAAGGGAACCAAACATTGTTTAAGGGTGTTGGTACTATATTCACAACAGCTTCAATTGTTGCTCAAAACTCAGGAGGTAATCAAACTTTAAGGGTTGGTGATGATGGTACATCTCAATTCAATTCTCAAGGATCTGTTTATGCAGTTGATATAAGAGCACAAAGTAATGGTTTTGCAAATACAAATAGAGGGTTAAGGGTTGGAGGATCAAGCCCCGCAATTACACATCTTGAAACTAACAATACGGGTGTTGGTATATTCACAACGGCGCAAACTGGGTGCTCTTTAACTGTACAAGGAAATTCAGGAGGCGCTGTAGCAAAAATATTCGAAGTAAAAAGCGCGGGTCTGGTTAATATATTCAGGGTGGGAAACTCTCAAAAAACAGCAATAGGGCCAACGGCTACTTTGAAGTTAGATTTGGCTAATGTAACACTAGCTGCGTTTGTAAATATAGAGAAAAGTACAGCTACTGTTCCTGCGGTTAACTTCGGGACGGGAGCAACAACCGCGCTTACTTTAGATGGCGACATGTACAAAGACGCTACAGCATTTACTTTTGCAAACGGATCAGACTTGATTAAGCTTTATGCACAAGATAATACAGTTGGTTCTGCCGCATTAGTTGGTGGTGGAGGAACAGCAATTACAGACACGGATACCTTTGGAGGGTTTACACTTCAAAAAATGGCGCAAGTGTTTTTAAATAATGGATTTTTAAAATAATATTATGATAACAATTACAACACCAAACACAGAAAAGCTTTATTTCGGAGGAACTGAAACGGAAATTTCTAGCGTATTAGCAAGGCTTGAATTTGGAGCGCCACAGGATGGGAAAACGCTTCAGGTTTCAATGTATTTATATGGAAGTCAATCCGATTACGACAATGGAAATTCAACTATAAAAGTTGATGGGGTTGAAGGCTTTACGGCTGATGCTCAATCCTATGATTTATCAAATGGTGATGATCCAGAAACTTGGAAGGATAA